CTACGGTGCATTTAAAAATAATATTTAATAAATTTATATAATTTTGTGAGTAATAATTATTTTATTTAAAAATAGGTATATTTAATGAGCATAGAAAAAATACAAGTATTTTTTCTATGCAAAGATTATTTATCAAAGATAAATAATCTTTCATTTTTTATGAAATTTTTAATAAATTTTATAAAAATGAGTATATATATATATATAAAATTGCATAAGATAATATAATAATTATATTTAGTTTAATAAGACAAATATGATCAAACATGCCAAATAAAATTATTTGATAATATATTGAAATTATTATAAATAATGAGTATTTATATTTAAAGATTTTAATTACATTATAATTAAATGAATAATATAAATGTATTTATAGATGGCGATAGGAATGGTTTTCATTCTAAAAATTATATAACAAAATTTAAAAATTATATTAAAAATAATATTAATAATATTAATATTAAAGAATTAAACAATATTTTTATAAAACAAGAATATTTATTAGAATTTATTAATAATGATGATTATAATTATTATTTTAAAATAAATATTAAAGAAAATAAAGTACAAAATTATGAATTAAAAAATAAATTAAAAAATAAATTTATACAAAATAAAAGATCGAAAGATATATCAGATGATATACCAGATGATATTTATAAAGAATATAAAAAATTATCATCTAATAGCAAACTAAATATACCATCACCAACAGAAATTATATCTAATCCAGATAAATATAAACAATTAATATCATTAATGTTATCAAATATAGCAGCAAAAAAATTTGGCAATAATCATCCTTATATTAAATATTTAAGAAATATGGTTAATTTATTAAATAGCAATATGGATATTAATAATAATGAAATTATTGAAAATAATAACATAGTAGATGAAGAAGATAATATTAAAGAAGAATCACATACTATTACTAAAAAAGATAGTGTAAGTGAACTATTATATGATTATAATATTATTAATAGAGATGAAGATACGGATGATGATGTTTAATTAAAATATTTAAATTTTTTATGAGTATAAAAAATTTAAATCTATAACTTTAATATGAATTGGGATGATGTAGTAGTCAAACTTAATGTAACAAGTTTAAATATTGATTTAAATAATCCATTAAATATAAATGATCATGATAATAGTTCAGGCACTGGATTTTTTTTATCAAAAAAATTAATATTAACATGTTATCATGTTGTAAAATTTGCACTTTCAATTGAAGTTATTTATAAAGGTAATTATATATATAACGGTAAAATATTATATATTATGCCAGATGATGATATCGCACTAATTGAGTTAAATGAAAATATTGATATAAAACCTTTAGATTATCATATAATAACTACAAAAGAAATTAATCAAGTGTATGCTGTTGGCTTTCCATTAGGAAGTGATACAATTATAGGAACAAAAGGAATAATATCAGGTTTTACAAATTCTTATATTCAAATAGATGCAGCTTTAAATCCTGGTAATTCAGGTGGACCATTATTAATTAAAATAAATGGTGAATGGAAAATAATAGGAATAAATGTATCTAAAATATATGGTGAACAAGTAGAGAATACAAATTTTAGTGTTCCAATATATCGTTTTTTTTCTGCTTTTAATTGTAAGTTTGACAAAAATATCGATTTAAATATTTTGAATGGTATTGTTAGAAAACCAATATTTAAATTACATTCTAATTTACTAACATTTAAATATCAAAAAATATTACAGCCTGAATTAAAAAATGAATATTATAATGAAAAATTAAAAAAATATTTAGATAATAATATAGGTATTAGAATTAATAAAATTAATCCTAATATATATTTAGGTAAATATATTAATGAAGGTGATTTGTTATTAAAAATAAATGGAGTAAATATTGATTCATCCGGCAATTGTATATTCCCATTTTATCCTGGCAAAATTAATATATTACAAATAGGTTTATGGTTTAAAATTGGAGATGATTTAGAACTTACTATATTTGATAATAAAACTAAAGATGTAATTACAAAAAAATTAAAATTTGAAAAAATAGAAACATTTATTTTAGATTTATATATGATAAAACCATATGATAAATATTATTTTGTAAATAATGATTTAATATTTTCTATTATTACATTTGAACATCTAACTAATAATATAAATTTTTCAAATCATCAATATTTAAATTTAATAAAAAGAGTTGAAAATAACATATTTACTATTTATCTCGCAGACATAATTTATGCAAATAAAAATGATAAATTTACAAAATATCCTATAAATGATATAATTATTGAAATTAATGATATACAAATTGATAATTATGACACATTTAAAAAATTAATGGAAAATAAAGTAACTAAAATTAAAACAATAAATAATTCTATATATTATGCATAAAAATTGAATTATTTATATATAAAAAAAAATCACTTATACTAGTAATGACTAAAAAAATAAATAAAAAAATAAACGATTCTGATGATGAATACGAAATTGATGAAAATGATAATTTATTAAATGAAAATGATGACGATGTTGAAGATATTGAAGAAACTTTTGAGAATGATGAATTAGAAGATATTGAAGATAATGAAAATAAAAATGAAGACGAATATGAATATTCTGATTATGAAGATTCTTTTGAAAACAAAGAAAAAACAAATAATGATATTATTCCAAAAGATAAAAGAATATCATTAAATAGATTAACAAAATATGAAATGGTTAGAATATTAGGCGAACGAACAAAACAATTAACAATGGGTGCAAAACCTCTAATAAAAAATTATGAAGGATTGCCATATGAAAAAATAGCAGAAGAAGAATTTAAGAATGACATGATACCATATAAAATAAAAAGACCTTTACCAAATGGAAAATTTGAATTATGGAATTTAAATGAATTAAGTAAAGAACATTTATATTCTCAATTAGATTAAATTATTAACATATGTTTATGAAAATTATTAAAAATTTCATAAAAACGAAAAATTATATAAATTTATTAAATATTAATTTTAAATGAGTGATAAATTGAAGATTTATTACAATAATACATAATTTTTTTGATAATTTTCATGAAAATTAATATATTTGATATATTATTAGTTATATAAGATAAATTCACTATTTTATTCAATTAAATATTTAATTGAATAACATTATAAAATTTTATTCTTTATAATATTATAAAAAATAAATATCAATATTTTCTAGTTCATAAAATATAAAAATTGAATATAATAAATGTTAATAATTTTATTATTTATTAGTAATGATAACAGTTAATTTCAATCAAATAAATGGTGATAATCATTCAGTTAGATTAATTAAAGATGATACAACAATAATTTATCATGCTAGAAAAATATTTCCAAATGCTTGGACATTAATACATAATAATTTAGAGTTATCTCAAAATAAAATAATGAAAGATTTTGATATAGATTCTTTAAATATTACAGTAATATCTAGTATTCCAAAATTAATTTTAACTAATAATTTATCTTTTATAAATCATAGAGGGGACTTTTATATTTGTTATGAAAATTATAATGAAAAATGCAGTGAAAATATAAGAGAAATTTTTGAATTATCCGATTATTTATATTTATTATTATCGTTCGATAATATATTATATAAATATAATTCTAAAATTAAAAAAATAGATTTATTAGCTACTAATATAAACAAATTATTTTGGATTAATAAATATCTTAATTTTATATTTATTGAAGATAATATTTTTACATGTATAGATTATTATGATAATAAATCTAGAAATAGAAATATATGTGATGATTTTAATATAAATAAAGATAAAATAATATTAAATTCTGATTATAAAATATTTACAAATGATAATGAACTAATATTAGCAACTAATGATAATTTATATATTAAAATGAATGGTAATTGTATAATTAAAAAATATGATTTTAAATCCGGCATTAATATAGATGATATTAAAAGTATCCATGTAATAGTATATGGATTAGCAATATTAACTAAAAATGGAAATGTATTATTCAATATTGATGATGATTGTGATAATGATTCATTGTTAAGCTTAAAACAAAATAATGTAATTTTAAATGACATTATTAAGATATATTCACATTTTGATATTTTTATTATGTTAAAAAAAAATAATTCTTTAATTTCATTAGGTGAACATAATGATGAATATAATAAAATTTTAGAAAATTATAAAAATGTAATAGATATGTATAATTGTGCATATTGTCATATTTTAATTAATTCAAATAAAACTTATGAATTATTATATTGTCATTTTAGCAGTATAAGTATGTTTAATATATTTGAAAATAATTCTAAAATTAAAAAAATAGTAAAATATGAAAACACATATGATTGTCCAGCTAATTATTGTATATCTATATTATTTGAAGATAATAAAGTAATTACATTAGGTGATACATTAATATCAACTTTTGGATATAAATATTCAAATATTCAATTTTCAAATAATTTAATATTGACTAATATAAAAGATATTTATGCTACATCTGAATATTTTATAGGAATAACATTTGATAATAATTATATTACTTGGAAAATAAATAATTGGATTATACAACGACATTTTGAAGATATACAATTTATTCATCATAGTTGTTATAGTAAATATTTTATCTTATTTAAATATAATGGTGATATGATATTGTCTGATGGACAAACATATAATAATCCAATTAATATATTTTCTATAAAATAAATATTAATAATATTTTTTACAATACACTCATTAAGAAAATACTTTAAATTATATAAATTAATTAAATATATTTTCTAACTGTTAGAAAATAAATATGATTATATAGTATTTTTTATGAAAATTTAAATAATTTTCATAAAAATTAGTATATAATATTTATTAATTAATTTAATATAATAAATTAATATTTTAATTAAAATTACCAATTATAATAACAAATGCAACATATATAATTTACTTTATAATTATCTTTATTTTTTGTAAAAATAGCATCTTTTATTGAAGAATCACTATGAGTTTTACATTTAGAATTTTTACATATATAATCACGTGTGTGAGGCAGTAAAGGATTTTTCGTTATTAATTCATTTTCAACTAATGTAGATGGTTTAATATTATTAATATTATCCATACTTATATGATATAATAATGTAGTTTGTGTAATAGGATGAGAATAATTACAATTATTACATTTAAATTCAATACCTATAATATTTGTTTCTTCGTATAATTTAAGTATATTAGATTGAATTTCTTGATTTAATTTTTGAAATCTTTTATTTTTTAATAATTCATCTTTAGACACTTCTATATTATAGTCATTTAAATTAGCATTATTTTCAACTAATTTAAATAAATCAGTTATTTTTTTTATTACTTCTTTATTTTCATCTGGATTATCTATTTGTGAATATTTTGCAATATCAAAAATATAAGAACAATTTGGACAAAAATACATTTAATTATAAATGTAATAAGATTTTATATATTTTAATTTCATTTTTTTTAATATAAAATAAAAATATTTTTTATAATACATTATAATAATGTCAAATAATACATTAAATAATACAACATCTCAAGAAACAAATAATACAACATCACCCGGAACAACTAATACAACATCACCCGGAACAACTAATACAACATCACCCGGAACAACTAATACAACATCACCTAGCACAGATAATTTTAATACTTATATGAATCTATTTTTTCTATTAGTTTTTGCAGTGATAGCAGGGTTAGTAATTTATTTTGGCATAATAAAAAGGAGTGGTAATTCAGATTATACATCTGAAATGAATGCGAAAAATATTGTAGAAAATAGATATCAGAGAATAGATTATTTAAAATTTAATTTAATTAAATAAAATTGCTAATTGTATATAATAAATAAAATCGATAGTGTATGCATTTTTTCAAAAAAATTGAAATATATATATAAAAAAATCTTATCATTAATAATTAATGGTTGATATCAAATCCAATAAAAATAATGAATACCGTAATAAACTTATAAATTTTATGAATGATCATAGATATAATCCAGAAATGGAAAAAAAACCAACTCATCAATCATGGGGAAATGTAATTATAGGTAAGTTTTATATAGATAGTAAAAATATTAAAGAATTTATGGATTTATATACATTAGCTATTAAAAATAATGTAGATAATTTATCTATTTTAGAAATTCAAAAAGAATATTCACCAATAATTGTAGATATAGATTTAAAAAAACCATCAAATGATCATGATATAAACAAAAGATTATATGATGATAATTTAATCAAAAATATAATTACAAAATATATAAAATCTATTAAAATATATTTAGATCTAAAAGACACTAATGAAAATGAATTACGTGTATGTGTATTTGAAAAAAATACAATGACACATATGGGTGATATATTAAAAGATGGATTTCATATAGTGTTTCCTGATTTATGTGCAGATACAAATATTAGACATTTAATTAGACATAATGTGGTCGAATCATGTAAAGAGGAATCAATTTTTGAAGATTATTTAGAAAATGCAGATAAAATAATTGATAAATGTGTAGTATCTAGTAATGGATGGTTTTTATATGGGTCTGTTAAACCAGGCGGATATCCTTATAATTTATCACAAATATATAATTTTAAATTAGAAATTATTTATACATTTGATAAAAATGATATTGAAAAATTTATAACTTTATTTTCAATACACAATGATAAGAGTAGATATTCAAAAAAAAATAAAACGCCATTATTAGAAGAATTAGTTGATTCTGATATACATGCAGAAATTATAAAATTAAATATAGATATCAAACCTTATGAAGTTACAAAATTTTCAGAAGCAAGAGAAGAACTAATTATGAAAGCCTGTAAATATGTATCATTATTAAATGATGATCGTGCAAGTAATTATGAAGATTGGAGAAATGTAGGATTAGCATTACATAATACAGATACTAGTTTATTATCAGAGTGGATTGAATTTTCAAAAAAATGTCACAAAAAATTTAATAAAGATGGAAAACAAGGTAATTGTTATGCATTTTGGAGTACATTTAAAAATCCATCACATGGAAATTTATTAACTATTAGATCATTAGCTTATTGGGCGAAACAAGATAATCCTAAAGAATTTGATAAATTTCAGAAAGAAGAATTCAAAAATCATTTAACAAAAAGTCTTGATAATAATACATATACATTAGCAAAAGCATTCCATATTAAATATGCAGATAGATTTGTATGTTCTTCTGCAAGATCTAATATATGGTGGGAATTTAAAAATCATAGATGGAATAGAATAGAAGAGGCTTGTTCTATGAAATTAGTATTTTCACAAGATTTTTCAGATGAATATAATAATGAAAAAATAGAATTATTAGGAAAATTAGTAAAAACGCGAGATTCTCATAGATCAGAATTAGATCTTAAAATTGCAAATCTTACAAAAATTACTGATAAATTGAAAGATATATCATTTAAAAATAAATTAGTAGAAGAATGCAAATGTTTATTTTTAGATCAACATTTTGAAGAAAAGTTAGATAGTAATATCAATTTAATCGGTTATAATAATGGTGTTTATGATTTAACAACTGTAGAAGAAAAAGATAGTAATGGTAATATAAGTAAAAAATGTGTAGGTTTTAGAGATGGTAGACCAGATGATTATATATCATTAAGTACAAAAAATGATTTTATTCAATATTCTAGTAAAATGCCATATATTAAAAATATAAATACATTTTTCTCCCAAATTTTACCTAATGAAAAAATTAGAAATTATTTTTTACAAGCTTTATCAACATGTTTATCAGGAGAAACAAAAGAAGAAAAATTATATATTTTAACAGGTTCAGGATCAAATGGTAAATCATTAACTATGGATTTAATGTATGCAGCACTAGGTGATTATTATATGAGTTGTCCTATTACAATAATTACGAGAAAAAGAGGTCAATCAAATGAAACATCGCCAGAAAAAGTAAGAATGAAAGGTAGAAGATGCGGTGTTTTTCAAGAAACTGATGATGGTGAAAAACTTAATGTTGGCGTAATGAAAGAATTTACAGGTGGTGATAAAGTATTAGTTAGAGATCTTTTTAAAGGTGCAAATGAGATGATAGAATTTAAACCTCAAATGAAATATTTTTTAACTTGTAATCAATTGCCAACTGTTCCAAGTAACGATGATGGTACATGGCGACGATTAAGAGTTATTGAATTTGGCTCAAAATTTACAGATAATCCAACAGAACCAAATGAATTTAAAATTAATACAAATTTAAAACAAGAAATTAAAAACTGGTCACCGTATATCTTAGCTTATATTTTACATATTTATATTACACAATATAAAGGTACAAATTATTTAAAAGAACCTGAAGAAGTAATGGCTAGTACAAATCAATATAAATCTGATAATAATCTATATGCTGAATTTTTTATGGAAAAATTAACAATAACAAAAAATTCTGAAGATAAAATTAGTGGTCCTGCTTTGTATGATGACTTTAAAATTTGGTTCAAGGCTTTAGATACTAAAACAAGTATACCAAGAAAAACAGATTTCATTAAATTTATGTCTAAAATTATTGGTGAATTATCTAATGGATTCTTTTCTAAAGTTATATATACTTCCAGGCTTGAAAACCATTGTAGTGAATTAGATTTACACTCATTTTCATAAAAATTATAAAATTTATTTAGAAAGACAAAAAATCAAAGATTTTCTATCTTAAGATAAATCTTCGATTTATCACTCATGCATTTAAAATAATATTTACTAAATGTATACCTATTTTGTGAATAAAAATTATACTTATAAGTATAATTTTTATAAAAAAAAATTGAAAATAATATTATATACAAGTGCTAATGATAATCAATTTACCCTATCCATTTTACAGAAACATTGATTCACCCCCTGCCATTTTCATACACCAAATTTAAATGGTGTATACAAACTTCTTCCAAAACATGCATTTTAAACCAGAATATTTTTCAGATCAAGATAAAATGTTTATTGATAAACATAATCAAAATATCAATAAAACCAATGCAAATAATTTCAAACAAGAAAAATGTAATTGGACTAATGACAATGTAAGCATTGGGTCTAGTTATCAAACTATGACCGTTAGTTATTCCAATGATAATTCTAGTAGGTTTATTAGGTAAAAAATGTGTGTTTAGATAGTTCATTTATATTAATACGTTTCGAACTATCTATATCAAGCATTAATTTTAAAATTTCCTTTATATTCTTCTTATCATCATCACTTATATTATTTATTTCATTTATTTTTCTATCTAATCTTGATTCTTCAGCTGGTATATAATCATATAATTTATTATTAGAATCAAAATATATAGAATAATGTTTAGTTTTTTTTAAAATTTTAGATGTAAAATTTCCACATGTATCAATTATTAATGATAAATGATGCCAATCTCTATTATGTACACTATCTTTTATTGGATCAAATAATAATTGACCAGATAATAATTCATAAAAAGTACATCCTAATGCCCAGATATCAACTGGATAAGAACATTTACCCATTAATATTATTTCAGGTGCTTGATAATATCTAGTTCCAAAAGATGTTTCATAATGATCATGTTCGTCACAATATGTACCAAAATCAGCAAGTCTAACACAAATATTATCTACATATTTATTATCTATATCATATTTATCAAAATTATTATATATATTTAATACATTTTCTGTTAAATTTTTATGATAGTCAATTCTATCTAAATTATTATTATTATTATATTCTTCTAAATAATATTTAATAATATTATTATTTTTTATTGTATTACCTTGAATTAATATATTATCAGTTTTAATATCGCCATGAAATACTCTAAATTTATTATGTAATATTTTAATTGCTTTAATTAATTGTTTCATAATAGATTTAACTTGATCTATATTAAATCCATTATTATAATTACATTTCCTAATTAGAAAATCAATATTTGATAAATGTAATTTCCATACTGAACATAAATATTTTTTATAGTTTATATTTTCAATGAAATATTCAATTATATTATTAAATATCGGTGGATCTTTTGGTAATTTTTGTACAAATTTTATTTCATTTAATCCTTGTTTAAATTCATTTGGATCTTGTACTTTTATTGCATAAAATTTTTTATTTTGTATATTAAAAGCTAACCATACAATAGAACATGCGCCGCGTCCTAATTCATAAATAATATTATAATGCCTTAATATTTTTCCTTCTAACTGTAAATTTTCAGTTTGTTCTACATTTTCATCACTAGATGAAGATAATTCTGTACTATTAGAATCAGAATCATATAATGTCACATCATCTTCTATTATATTAGAAATATCCATATACTTTATTTAATTATTTAAATTTTTAAATATTAATATTTATTAATTTTAATCTTTCATTCAAAATATTTGTATATTTTTTAATGTATTCAATTTCATTGTCTAAATTAATTGATCTCCAATTATTAAACCATTTATTATTATGCTTAATGATTTTATCATTTATATTTTCAATTTGATCATTTAATTTAGATACTACTTCTAATATACCATCATAAATTATATTTGTTTCATCGGAATTATTTTTATCTAACCATTTTTTAATATATTTTAATTTAAAATCTATATCTAAATATTCTAATTCATTTTTATATCTATCTATTCCGGTGTTTGAAATATAAACAAATACATTTGATAAATTTAATGTAGAAATTTCAATTAATTTTGTTAAAACATATTTACTTATTGATATTACTTTTGAATTATTATAAATCTGTTGACCCACTAATATAAACATATTATATATAATATATTAGAATATTATTTGGAATAATATAAACAGTAAGCATTATTTAATATTGATGTAAGTTGATGTTCATTAATAGATGATACCATATTATCATTAAATAGATACCATTTATTATTATATTTACCAATATATACATAATGACCGCCATTTAATGAACCATAATGAATAATAGCACCTTGTAATGTGGTATCATATTTCCATTTTAATGGAATTTCTATAGGTATATTATTTTTATTAATATTATTAAATCTTTTAAGATATACAATTAAATGTTTACTGCAATTTTTTACAGTATATTTTTTTGATGCAATTGTTAATTTATTACAACTATCACATAAATACATATTATATCATTTAATAATTCTTTCATAAAATTTTTATTAAATAAATCATCTAATGTTTTAGATTCATTATCTATATTTAATAATAATAAATTATCATTTGATATATAATTTTTTATATATAAACATTTTTTTCTTTTACATTTAATTTTATTATTAAATTCTATATTGAATAATGAATTAAATTCATTACTAGTAGATAATTGTTTTATTTCACTATCTATTATATCATACAAAAATATTATACATTCTGTTGAATCATGTTGTAGATTTCCTTTGAATATATCTTGTCTATTATCTATTAAACTTTTAATAGAGGAAGGACACACTGATGTATCTACATTATTATGATAATTTAAAATAAAATTTTTAATTATATTTAATTTATCTGAATATTGACTATATTTAATTATTAATTCACATAAATCTGTATTTTGCATTATCATTTGTAATGCTGAATTTAAATAACAACTATTGCCAATATTATTTATACCTTTCATTATAATACATAATATTTTTATATAAATTTTATACGATTTATTATAAATTGTATAAAATTTATTAATCTTCTGATGTTTCGTTTTCAATAGAATCTGATTCTTCTATAATATTTTCAGAATTATTATTATTAGCTATAACTGAAAAAATATCTTGATTTTTTAAATTTTCTAATATAGTTTGATTTAATATTTCAGTTTGATTTAATGATTCATTTTGATTTAATGATTCATTTTGATTTAATAAAATATTTTGTTCTAATAATTCATTTAGATCTGATAATATTGTTTTATTTAATTCGTCATCGTTTTTATTTTTTTCAAGTTTTTCATATTCAGTATTTACCAATTTTGTAGATTCTAATTTTTCAGAATTTTGTTTGAGAACTTTAGATGTAATTAATCCTGTATATTTATGCATATTAATAATACATACATATTATTTTTTATATAATTTTTATATAAAAATTATATAAAAATTATATTTAAAGATTTATATATTAAAATATTTAAAGATTTATTTATATATATTATTTAATTATAATAAAAAAAGTTCCATTCACATTCGTGAATAGGAAAATATGGGCGTGTAGCTTAGTCGGTTAGAGCGCCGTGCTTATAACGCGGAGGTCGCGGGTTCAAGTCCCGTCACGCCTATTCATCTGCATGTAATTTAATTATAAATTATATTAAATTTAAAATCCTATCATATTTGATTCTTATAACTTTGTCTATTAATTGATGGACAAAGTTATAAATCTAATTTATAACTTTATTTAATATAGAATATAATTAATTCTATATTAAATTATATGGATGAATTTATAAATTCATTACACTTGAATAAAAAAGTAAGTTATTATATGAAAAAAGTAGATTATAAATATTTTACAAAGGATCCTTATATAGATAGGCCTAAATTTATATATAAAAATATGACAATTAGTGCACCACATATGCATGGTTTAGCATTAAAAGAATTAAAACCATGGAAATATATTAAATCAGATAACTGTACGATATTAGATGTAGGCTGCGGTTCAGGTTATTTAACAGCTGTTTTTTCATTGATTGGATGTAAAGTTTATGGAATAGATAATAAAAAAGAAATAATAGATATAGCATATAATAATATAAATAAATTTGATAGTTCATTATTAAAAAATAATAAAATAGAATTAGCTGTATGTAATGCTTGGCTTGGATTTTCTAATATAACTTTTGACATAATACATATCGGTGCATGTGCAAATGAATTACCATATAAATTAATTAAACAATTAAAAATAAATGGTAGAATGTTTATACCTTTAATGATAGATAATATTCAAAAAGCATATATTATAAAACGTAAATCAAAATTTAAGTATACAAAAAAATATATTGCAGATGTAGCATTTGTACACCTAGAAAAATAAAGATATTTTTATGAAAATTTTAATAATTTTCATAAAAAAATAGTTTTTTGTTATTTTATATAAATTAGCGTATATTATTGTTAAAATATTATTTTAGCGATATAAATAAGAGGATAATTAAATGATTGAAATATAGAAATAATTAATAATAATTCTTTCTCAAAATCATTTAATTCAAAGGGAATACAATATAAAGCAGTATATAATTGTTTTAATCTAAGATTATTCAATATGGATAATAAAATATTTAATTGTATATTATCTAGTTCAGCCATCTTTTATATAAAAATTTAAATACAATAAATATATATTTCATTTTTTATTTAATGAATAAATTTGATCAAGAACTTGATATTTATTATAATTTATTTCTCTACCATTACTATCATGTTTCTCTTCATAATATTCTTTAGGTGTAAGATAAGAATTTAGAACATTAGATAAATATATTATTTTTTTTACTTCATCTAATGTTAAATTACCACGCAATTCATCAGTTTTCATTGTGAACCATATACATTTTTCAATAGGTTTATTTATTAATTTTCCACAAATATCTGGTTCACCATAATCAGACGTAAACCAAATATTAATATTATGCATTAGAAATGCAATTTCCATTTTGTGAAAATTATCACCTTCAAAAAAAGTATTAGCATATAATTCTAAATCACCAACAGCTCTATCTTCATACCATTTATCATCATTCCATAATACAACTTTAGTATAAACCCTATCATATAATATAGTTTCAAGATCTTTTTTTGAAATTGATGATAAATTCATAGATTCAACTAATGAAGGTATATAATTTTTAAAAACTATTGCTGTTGAATAAATTTTTTCATCAACCAAATTAAATAATGTTGCTATTTCATTAAAATTATCATCTGTAACATAGTCATCATTATTTATTAATTCTACATACATCATTTCATATAAATAATTAGGTTCATCACCAATATATTCATTTTTTACTGCTATATTTTCCATTTTATATTTATTTATTTCTAGTTTTTCTGAAATAGATTTTAAAAAATTATCTTTTGTAACTTTTATTATTTCAAATGCATCTAATTCCATAATTTTTTTTGAATAATTTGGATCAGTCCATGAAATATCATTAATTTTGCTTGGTTTTATTAATATACAATCTACTATCTCATCAGAATCCATTATTATTGGTATTTCTTCTTCCATATATGTAAATAACTATTAAATATTTTTTTATAATAAAATAATTATTATAAAAAAATATTTAATATTAATTATTAATGGATCCATTTAATAATTATACTAATAATTCTTTAATAAATCAGCAAAATATTACAATTATGAAAGAAACACTAGGTAAAAAAAAAAATACTTATATTTTAGGATGGGATATTGACGATGCTACAATGAAACAACATTTACAAATTATTAAAAGAAAAAATGGTTGTAATGGTACAATTAAAAAAATACTAAATAATGAAACATCAGAACATGAAATATGTATGCATTTTCAAGGCGATAAAATTGATTATATAACTAAATATTTGATAAATCTCGGAATAGATATTAAAAATATACATATTAAAGGATAAAAGTTTATAATACGTTCAAAAATAATTTAATATTATTTTTCCTCACTTAAATTATATGATATCTATAGACAATATTGAAGATATCTCTATAAATATTTATAATAATTCAAATAATTGGATGGAAAAATTAGCTACATATTATCCTTCATGGGGCGAAAAAACATTGAACAAAATAATAGTGCCAGGTACACATAATTCAGGAACAGGATATATGAAAAATAATAATTATTATTTCCATAATTATAAATATTTAAGTAGATTAGTTAGATTGGGTTTAAAAATATTTTCTGAAAATCAAAATTATACAATAACAGAACAATTAAATACTGGTATTAGATATTTAGATATTAGACCAAAAATAGATAATGATATAATATATTTATCACATCATAATATAATAATAGAATATAAATTTGATGATTGTATAAATGAAATTATTAATTTTTTAACAATTAATAAACAAGAAATAATTATAATGTTTATAAATCATATTAATGACACCAAAATAAATGATTTTTTAGAAAAAAAATTAGAAAATATAAAATCTTATTGTATTGATAATAATCCAAATATATTCAAGACAAAAATTAATGAAATTATGAAATCAGATAAAAGGTTATTTATTGTATATGAAGATTATAATAATACAAATAGTAATAATATTAAAAAATATACATTTAGTAATAATTATTTAGATTCATATTGGAAATTTTGTAATAATTATGATAATATAGCTAAAAATAAAAATGATATTGAAAAATATTTAGAATGTTATAAATCTGTAGATAAGAATAAATTAAAAACATTACAACTACACATTAATTATGATTATGATAATTTAATATATAGTGCTTTATATTTTACTAATAATATTGAAACCAATGGATATAAAATTAATCAATATATTATGAATTTGATAACAACAAGCGATAATATAAAAAATAATAATATTAATATTATTGAAATGGATTTTTATAATAATTATAAAATAAATAATGTTAATATATTAACAACATTTATTTATGCTAATTTATTATCAATAAGTAATATAAATATAAAAAATGAAAATTATAAAAATACAAAATTTTTTAATATTAAATTATCATCTATAATTTTATCATATATTATATTATTAATAATATCAATATTTATTAATTTATATTTAGCATTAATTATATTTTTAATAATTAGGGGTATTCACCTTTGTCTTATTCAATTAAATATTTATTAAATTGAATGTAATAATAATATGCATCGATAGTACGTTTCATGCTTACGCATGAAACTTAGGATAAATAAAAAATCGAAGATTTTTTATT